GACCTGAACCATCTAATCCAAATGTAGATATAAGCTTTATAGCAGTTGCTTCTTTTTCATCCTGTCTTTGTTGCTCTAAAAGTTTCATCCTATCTGCATAATCAAGATAGTCTAAAACACCTCGTGCTGTAATTCTCATGACATAACCCTTGACATTAATCCCTGTGTTGGTGGGGGTGTTTCTGTAGTCTCTACCTCTGGTATTTCCTCTACCTCTACTTCAGGCTCTTTCTCCACCTCAATATCTTCTTTTTTTGATAGTTGCTTCAACATTTTTTTAGCCCTTATTGTATTCCTCTCATACTCTAAGGCTTTGTCTCTGTCTGGGTCATCAAACCCTTCATCATAGTCTATGTCTGCTGCATCCGCTATACCTTTAATATGCTCATGTAATACTGGGGCAATAATTAAACTTATATCTAAACTATGTATACCTTCCATTACTGCACTACGTAGTATCCCTTCAACCAGAGTAACTAAATCAAGTCCTGTCTCAAGAAAAAACAGTGCATCCTCTATTGATTCTGGTTTTGACATGTTGTCAATATGTAAATCCAAAGCCTCTAGTGGATCAACGATATCTGCTGGCCTTTCAAAAGCAAACCCTTTAGGCTCTGATGTTAAAGACTGCCCAGGCACAGGCCCATTAAATACAAAACTCATTAGTTATCACCCATATTATAGTAAGTTTTAGACGCAGAAATCCTTCGATTTATGTTAGGTTTACCTGGCCTTAGGTATTGATTAGAAAAAACTCTTGCCGCATCTTCAACAGTAGTGGTTTTTTCTAGGTCTTTTATAAATCTACCTTCATCAGTATTTTGAACTTCGTGTACAAGAAAACCAAAAGAGGCTTCATAGGAATCTGGATCTAAGTTGTTTTCTTTTGACCAAGACTCAAATGCTTTTCTTCTAGGTCCAGTCCACATCGCAAAACCACGACCTCCTTTTGACCCAGGAACAACTGGTTCTAACTCTTGTAAATACTTAAAGCCACCAGTCTCATAATCAAGATTACCAACAATACCCGCTGCTTGTGCTTTTGTTATTCCAAAAACTTCTTGTAGTTCTGTCATTAATCTAGATCCAACATTCTCATCTGACACAGAAGTTTTTATTTTTGACTCTCCCCCTTTTATCTTCGATATCATCTCTTGCATTTCTTTACCATTAGCACTAGCGATTTTGAATCTATCAAAAAGACCTTTAGACATTTCTTCAGAGCTAAGGCTAGTTTGTTTCTTTTTCTCTGCCTCTTCTCTACGTCTAAGTATTTTAGAAGATACCCTATCTATCTCTTGGTTGACAGGCGATGCTAAACCTTTTTTCATAACTTGATATAATGTACCAGAATCTCTTGCAGCCCTCATAGCCATAAGATTATCATAATATCTTAGAGTAGAATTTTTATTTATACTCATTTTAATATTCCTCCAAGTAATCCATCACCACCACTTCCAAATAAAAATCTAAATAATAAATTTGTTTTAGCCGTGTCCTCTTGATAATCTAATTCTTCTTTTAATTTTTCTAAGGCTTTATCACCCTGCAAAATATTTAATGCACGATCTTTTGCTGATTCTGCAGAAGTAAAATTATACTGCATTAAGTCTCTCTCACGTTGCCACACTTGGTCTAGATTACTAGCAGTCATAGCATTAATTGTTTTAGCAAACTGCATATTACTCTCGTTCTGTGTGGCGTTGTTTATTGTTGCTATATTCTGTCTCCACTGTGCGTTAGCCTGTGCTACCACCAAACCATTATTAGCATTAAACTGATCTCTCTGATTCTGCAAGTTAGAGTTAAACTGACGAATAGAGTTTACTGCATCTACATTAGCTCTATTAATAGCGTTTGTTTGTGATGCATTAAACTGTGAAGTTTGTGATGCTAATGACGCAAAGAACTGATTAGTTTGGTTCTCACTGGTAGCATTAAACTGTGATGCAGCATTAGTAGCAGCTTGATCGGTAAATAATGCT